TGTTGGCATTTGCTGAACCAGTATCGCTATTATCTGGATCCTGAGAAATGTCGATCGCTTGAATTATAAACGACGCATTTGTTCCTGATACCGAGACGTCAAGCTGTACTTCTGAAATGCCTGTTGTTGTGTTACCGCCACCAGTTGTTACTGAATAGTTTTGGAACAGATCTGCTTGCGCAAATGTTGCATCCGCATCCATTAAGAAAACAGCATCTGGGTCATCGACTACGAATGCAGTAATGTCACTCGCTACGATTGATCCTGGATAACTATTTCTAAAGGTCGGTTTTTGCGTAGTAGGATCTGTGTAAAAACATCCATTGAATACTCCTAAAACAGCAGTTGAGTTGTTAGCAGTATGTCTGTCAATAGTTCCTGCAGTTAATGGGATTACCAAATCACCTTGGAATATTGCAGTTGTATGGTTACTGCCAATACTATATCTGTTCTGAGCTCCAACTAATGGTGTACCGTCTAGTTTTCTGTAAGGTCTTAGACCGAACTTTTCTGCTACGTTTGCCATTTGTTTTTTTTCTCCTATTATTTTTATTTACCGTCCTTAGATAGTAATAGTAAAAATATTATTTTTTACGACCACCTCCAAAGGTTACGTTGGACTGCCTCTCAATATTGATTGGCATATCCGGATGTTGTTCCTTCATAAGATCTCTATCAACGGCATTCATTCTATCTTGAGTTATTCTTTTAAAATACTCAGCACGTTGTTGTAGAATATCCAAAGGTATCCTTCCCAACACAAGGCCTCCAATCCCGATTAACCCCTTATACTTTCCATCAGTATAGAAAGGATAGTTATGTCCTTTGCCAAGTTCACTGTCTATCGTAGACGACTTAACAAATTCCCAACCCTCTCTGAGTTTTTTAGATACATTAGCTGTATCGTCAAAACCCTGCACTTCGGTTCTTATCCACCTATGTGCATATCCTGCTGGTGCTTTCGGAGCATCCAAACTGGATGGTGGAGTCCAAGTTTTTGGTTGTTCTAGATTTTGTCTAGACTCAGACTCGCGTGAAGTTCTATCTATCTTTTCGCTCATTTTTCCTCCTTCACGTATTTAGCGTATTCCTCTAAAGGCACCCCTAATCTTTTTGCTATTGCTACCTGTGATTTGGTGAGTTTCACAGTTCGGCGTCCATGTTGCTTACGACCTGCTGAAGCAACTGTTTGGACGGGTTTTGGTTGCTCCTTAACTTCTTCTTTAGTCGTAGTTTCAAAGGCACTAGGAAAATACTTCCCAATCCTTGAATTAACCTCATTATAATACTCATCGCTATCTACTTCAATACCCTCTTGAACAACTTGTTGATGTATAGATACCGCAGCATCAGTCATGATTTTATCCTCTCCGAACCATTTATTCTTTTCAGCCCATTCTTTTGCTTTAGGCGTGATCTGTGGTGGCTCAGAAGGAGTTTCTTTAGGTTTTGCTTCTACGTTTTGTTTTTGTTGTTGTTGTAGTTGTTCACGATTCTCTATTTCTAATCTAGCTTTTTCTTTTTCTACCGCAAGCTTAGTTAGAGCATCGTTTGCTTCCATTATTTTCTGCGAATCGTTTGCTTCGATCGCTTGTTTAAGGGAAACTTTGACCTGTTCTCTTTGAGCATCTACTCTAGCGTCAAACTCTTTTAAGTTTTTTTGATCTAGTGCATCATACTTTTTGATAGTAGCGTCATACTTTTTTTGTAGACCCTTTGCATAATCTGTGGCTGCTTTCTCTCTACGCTTAGCCTCATTAGCTTGATAAACCAACTTATCTATTCTTTTTTGATAATTAGTTGATTGATCTTTAAGATTATCTACAGGTTTTTCTTCTTTAACTTCTTTTTTAGGTTCTTCAGGTACTTCTTCTTTTACCTCAACACCTTCTGGAAGTTCTTCTTTTTTCTCTGACTTGTCGTGACTTGTATAACCTAAATCAACTTCTCCTAAGTTTAAATTAGGTTTTTCCTCTTTTTTCTTTTCTTCTTCTTTAAGCTGAACACTTTCTTCTTTTACGTCATCAGTGTCTAACTCAACTTCTTGAGGTTTTTTCTCCTCAGTTACTACTTCGACCATTTTATCCTCCTTCTAAAATAGGTGGAGGATATCTTTTGGATCTTTTATTGTTCCTATTATCTCATCGTCATTTAGAATTCTATGTTCACCGTATTTCGTTTGAAAACGGTTACCAACATATCTACCATACATAATAAACTGACCTTCTTTACACCAAGGACCGTTAGGAAATTTTTCTTTGTCTTGATAACAAAGATCTCCCATTTTAACTACAAGTGCACAAACAGTTGTCATTTGAATTTTTTCACTTGTTTCATCAGTTAAAATTATTCCACCCTCAGTCTTCTTTTCTCCAGCGTAAGGACGTACCAACATTCTGTAGCCGACTGGGTCTGGTAGTTGTTTAAGATATTCTTCTATGCCTTTGGGATCTGTAGGAACTTTTGAATTTGCCTCTTCCTTATTTTGTCCTTTCGGAACTAAAAGGGATTTAGGTTTTATCAAACTGACCATCGTTATCCTCCTTTTGCAAGCTTTTTATATCTTGAAGCAATGACTCTAAGCCATTGATTTTACCACGACAATACATCAGTTTGTCTATGGTATCAACCCCATATATAATATGATCTTTTTCTCTTTCAAGCTGCTTTTTAATTAAATTTTCGATGGCTTGTTTGGTTTGGTAATCTAAGATCACTTCTTACCGTTTCTAAAAATTTGCGTGCCCTTTATACCAAAAATACTCGCAACGACTAAAATCCACAGGTTTGTAAACCAAGAAGGAAGTGATTGGAAATATTCAAAAAATAATTTAACCTTCTCCATCGCCTCAGGATCGTCTGACATCACTGCCCACATAAGCACCACTATGGGCGCCGAAATAATTATTAAAACAAATTCGTCCTTATAGTCGTTTTGTCTAGCTTCAAGTAATTTACCCTGGTAAGCCTCCTCACCTCGGGCCATTTTTTCTGCATGCATTAATTGTGCATCAGACATAGCCATTTTTGTTTTTTGTCTATTTGCGTATATCTTACTACCTGCTTGTAATGCTATTTTTGCTAAACTAAACCACGCCATTATAAATCTCCAAAGTTTTTTAATTCTTCTTTCTTCTCTTTAGCATGACAAATCTTAGATATCAACTTATCAACTTCTTCTACGTGCTGAGGATGTTCACCAATTCCGACTGGATTAGTAAGGTATATTTTTATCGTAGCATCACCGTGAGCTATTTCAGCATCGTATTTTTTTTCTAAAGCGTCTAATATTGCTTTTGCAAAGCTCATTTTAAACCAATAAATTTAAATCCTCTTATTGCCTTTCCAGTTCCTTTTATCCCATCTGGTCTATGAGGGCAAGTCCCTCTTCCACCAGTTTTTAATTTTACAGGTGGGACGAGTGGATTTGGTCCTTTCCTAGGGGGTGGACCAAATCTCACGCCGCCACTTTTGTACGCCTTGAAAGGAAAAAAACCAGACGCACTAAAAGCTGGTTTATCTGTTGATGCAGGTTTAATTTGTTTTTTTAAAATAGGTTGTATGGGATCACTTCCTCCATTATCTCCACCGCTTGGTGTAGGTGCTGTTCTTTTTGTAGGGACTTTGTATATTGGTGATCCTGATAATCTCGCTTTAGATATGTCTTTTTGTATTTGTGGAGTTGTTAACTGTCTAACTTTACCTAGTGCTCTTTTGCCCCCTTCATAAACTAATCCCAAACCTGAAACGTCAAATATACCTTTTCCGATAGCACTTACTTTTGCTGCTGTGCTAATTTTTGGACCTCCATTACCTGATGAAGTTCGGTTTGGTCCTCCTGATCCTGAAGTATCACCGTTAGATCCTCCTGTGTATTCCGATGAAGAAACTGTTCCATAGGCATCTCCTTCATAATCAAAGTCTCCACCTTTGCTTTTTTTGATTACACCTTTTAACGTGCCCTTATTAGCCGATGCATAAAAAACTTTATCTGCATCTTTTCCATATTGTTTCTTAAAAGATTTTTTTATTTTTTTACCTTTTTTTGTTAGGGGCATTTTTCTTCCTTTGTACGTCTAATTTTTCTCTTGCAACCTTAATTCTTTCAGCTGCTTGATCTTCTTGGTTTTCTAATTTCATTTTTTGTATCTCTAAATTTTCTTCAATTTCATTTTCTCTTATTTCATTAGATTCCATATCCTGCATTGCTTTTCTTTGTACTTCCATTGCTCTTAAATCTAATTCTCTTTGTTTCAACGCAACCAATGGATCTCTATTCGTTTGAGTTTCTGCTTGTGCTAACTCAGTTGTAATTTCAGCGACTCTTCTTGCAATCATAGCGTTGATTTGTATCTCAGCTCCTTGTGGATCTTGTTGAATTAAAAGTTGCATATCCATATCAGCTGCCACTTGCGCACCGATTTCACCTTGAGCCTTCAAACTTACGTGTTGAGAGATGTGTGCTTGTAGATTTGCATACACCATGGGATTAATCTGAACCATTCTTGTTGCCATAAAGGCCCTATGAGCGTTGATATGTGCATCGTGATCTTGTTGTGGGAAAGCTTGTGGAATTTTCATCTGCATAGACTCTAAATTTTCTATTGCTGGGTCCTTTGGCACCGGAACTTCGTCTGGTCTTAACAAACTATCGATGTCTTTTGTGCCTAAAGCCTCGTAAACTCTTCTGTATGCTTCTCTAATGTTGTGTAATCCAGGATTTGACACTGCAATCTTTAAATTTTCGTTAGCAAGCGTTACTCTTTGCGCCATTGAATAAATATTTGGGTCTGCAACCGGTATTACATCAACTCTATCGTCGAAATCTTGTACTTTTATCATTCGATCTGCTCCATAAACCGAATATGGGTACACCGGTGGTAGATAAACTGAAAAAATTTTACCTAAAAGTCTAAATTCTTTACGCATCGCGTAGTAACAACGCTTATGTATAGCAGACATGACCCGTGAGCCGCGTTCCAAGAGTGCAATCGTACTGCCTACTGCACGATTTTGGGCATCGTTACCTACAGACATGTCCGTAATAGCCGCGAACCTCTGACCAGCTTGCACGACAAAACCTAAAAGTTGGTATAACGTGCCACTTGGTTCTTTAAATGGTAAAATTTGAAACTGATCTTTGATATTTCCGCCAGGTGCATCTACGTCTCTGAACTCACCAGGTTGAAAAGGTTGGTCATCATCTCTGATTCTGATACCACGGCTCTTGAATCCTGCTGGTAAATTGCTTAAAGTGCCTGCATCAAGTAGTTGCCTTA